TGGAAATCAAAGTTGGTGCCGTCCGACCAAATGGCCAGAGTCTTGCCAGCAGGGATCAAAGCCCCAGTGCCAGCAGCGGTTGTGTTGCCCAACACCGTGGAGTTGTAAATCGTGGCGGCGTACGCGCTGGCGTTGTAGACGATGTAGGTCTTCTCGGCTGGAGGGGCGTAAACCGCAAAAGCCGCAGTGGTGGTCGTGGTCAAAGCCAAAACCATGTTACGCGACTCGTCAGGAATTCCGTCGTTGGCGGTCAGCGCCTGCGCAGCAGACGTGATGGAGACAGACGTGTACCCGGCAATCGCTGACTCAATCAGCGTGCCGAGGTTGGTGTTGGTCGTGTCGCCCCACACACCTGCCTGATCGCCAGTGGTGATGAGTTGAATACGAAGGCTTGGGGAGTATGTGCTCATGAGATGTCACCTTGTTCGGATTGTGCCTGTAAACGCATCAGACTACAACCCACCGGGAGCCGGACGGCACCGTAACGGTGATGCCGGAATTGATGGTCACAGGCCCGGAACTGATCGCGTTGTTGCCTGCGTTGATGGTCGAGCTTTGGGAGATTGTGGCCGAGTTCTCGATGTACCCCATGCCGCCAATAACTGCCCGCTCTGCCGGGTAGGCCACGAACACATCCTTGCTGCCTGCAGCGAAGTTTACCAGCGAGCCCGAGTTGGATGACTCCAGCACGGTGTCCCGGGACAGTGTTGTGCCCGACGAGGTGTATGTGCCAATGCCCACTTCCCATGTGCCGTTCACGGTGTCAACGATGGTGTAGTACGTGGTGTTGCCGTCCCCGATGACGGAAAACGCCTGAAACCCGATGGCTGCAGCGCCAAGCGTGATCGTGCCCGTACCTGTTGTGGTGGTGCTGGACTTGACGCGGTCTTTTACAACGAGGGCCATGTTCTTTCCTTACGGCTGTGTTTTGATGATCTGCCAGCCGGGGTTATCAGCCGTGGCGATCACTTGCCATGTCGTGCCCGGATCGCTGCTCACATTTTGCCATGTGACGGACTGGCTGTCGTTGATGACTTCCCAGAGCAATCGGCCCTGAACGCTGTCAGCGGCCACACCCAGCTCGCTCAGCAGGACGGAAAACAGCGCTTTGGTGCGGACGATCTCGGTGCCTGCCCCCGACTCTTCAATCAGGGACGCAAAATCCACCGAAGCAGACACCACCTCTTGGCCAGTTGCCGCTTCAACGACGCTCACCAAGACAATCGTGCTGGCCGACACCGTGTCGCCGCCCGCCGCGCCTTCAGCGACGTAACACATCGTGGCTTTGATTGAGAAGATCGCATCGGCTGCCGTGGAGTTCTCAGTCACCGTGGCGGTGAGGTCTGCCAGCGCAGAAACAAGCTCGTCGCCTGTGGCCCCCTCGAACACCTGAACCGCGTATTCTGGGCGGCTGCTCGGGGCATCAAGCCCTGCGGCCAACTCCTGCACCTGTGCGCCAAAGTCCGCGTTGGCAAACGCTTGGTCAAACCCAGTGCTCGACTCAAACACCACCGTGCGGGCATTCAAGCGGCTGCTGACCTGATCCGCCCCGGCACCGCTCTCGGCTACCAGCGAGACAAAAACTACCCGGGCCAAAACCGCATCAGCGCCTGTCGCCGACTCGGCCACAGAAGACCGAAAAGCCGCCAGTGCCCGGTAAGTGTCAGTGCCTGCAGCGCCCTCGTTTACCGCGATCAAATACACGTTGCCGCTCAGAGCGGCAAACGGTGCGGTGGCAAATGGAGAGCCTGCAAACACACTGCCCCTTACGCGGCGTCGAGGCTGAATTGGTAAGTCACGTTGAGCGTGTCACCAGAAACAACTGCGCGGTCGCCGGGGGACTGGAAGTCGCCAGCAGAGAACAGAGTGCCTGTGGTGCCGCCCTTGGTGTTGTTGGACGTCAGGAACGCGCCGCCAACCGTAGCTGTACCGTTGACGCTGAACACCGCCACAGAAGCAGAGTTGCTGATAACGGATGGGTCAGCTGTGGTGGCCGTGCCAAAACTGCACTGGGGGCGCGTGGCTTCGGAGTACGCAGTGATCTCTGTCCAGCCAGCGTGGGAAGACATGGTGTCGCCAGCAGCCGGGTCGTTGGTCGCGGCAGCGCCGTACAGACCCAAGTACCAAGCAGCGGTGTAGCTGGAGCCGGTGAAGTATTTCTCGTTCATGTCCTTGAGGCCGACGTTGACCACGAGGTTATGTTCTTGGGCCTGCCACTTCAGCTGGCCGTCTTTGTCGAAGCACTGAACGGTGAACACGCCGCCAGCTTTTGCTTTTTCTGCACTCATTGGAAACTCCTTTTAGGAAATACGAATCAGCGCACTGGTCGCTGTGTTGGCGGGCATCTGCACCGTGAATGTTGTGGTCGTCGTTTTGTCCGACCCGAAGTCCAAGACCGCAATCGCTTTGTTGCTCTTGCTGGCGTTGTAGATCAGCGCTCCGCGAGCAGTGAAGCTGGCCGGGTCCCACGAAGGGTCAGCAAAGTCCACGTACGCGGTTGTGCCCGAGGTCATCACAGTCACGCCAGTCAAAGTCTGGCCGCCGGACGTGTAGCCTGTGCCGGACGTTTCACCGGTTGTTGTGTAAACAGTGGTGGCTGCGCCCAAGTCGGCCGTGGCCAAGAACAGCGCCATCTTGATGTCGTCTGTCTCAAGGTCGTGAACCCCAAGCAGGATGTCCTGCTTGAAGCTCGTGGTGAGGGTTTGGTCAAACGCCATATCAAGTCACCGCCTGTCGGTACTGACCAGTTCTATAACTGTCGGTTCTTTCCATGCCATCGCCCAGACGTTTGGCCAGTGCGAGCGCCTCGGTGTACTTGGTGTTGTACAGCTGAACCATGTCGGCTTCGCCCTTCATGAACGTGATCGCCTCAACCAGTGAGCCGTACAGCAGCACGGAGTCGAAGTTGTCGCCCAGCCATGTCTGGCCAGAAGCCGCAGTGGAGATCGACTCAGGGTAATAGTAAAAGTGCAACTCCACCGTGTACGCGGCATCCGGCGTTGGGCCCAGAATAAACGACAACTCGTTTGTGATGACGGGCGGTGCGGAGTTGGTCGTGGTGGGGCCAAACAAAGCGTAGTACTTCGGCAGCCCCGTGCTCGTTGGCGTTGGGTATGCCTGCCGGATGAAGTTCACATCCTTGTTCAGCAGGTACTCGTACGCGCCAGTGGCGTCCACCACCGCCAGTGAATACACAGCCAAGAAGTCGCCCGGGGCGGACAGATACTTGTTGCTCGCGGTGAGCGTGCCTGTCATGTTCTTGCGAAGCGAGGGGAACTGCACCGTGTTGTAGATGCGCTGCTCGGCCTGCTGCACGAACACCGGGATGTTCGCAACAAAGTCCTGTTCAAAGTTCTGCGTGTAATCGCAGATGGCAGCGGTCAACTGGGTGTAGTTCATGGCTGCACCTTACTCTTGGCGGCAGCCAGCTTAGCTCGGGATTCAGAAGACCAAACCCGGCGTTTGTTTGCAGCTGCAATTTTTAAACGCGTTTCTTCTGACATTTTCTTACCCCTGTTTTGCACAGCAAGTTTTTCCCGGGCCTCTGGGGTCCAAACACGCGCACGGTTTGCTTCCGCAGTGCGTGCACTACACAACTCGGACTTTGGTCGAGCCCGCAGTTTTTCTTTGGTAACTTCCGCCATTGTACGGGTTCTGTTGGCGTCTGCAATCTTTTGGCGCATGCTTTCTGGCATCGGTACGCCGCGCTTGCCGTCCGAAAGACGCGCTTTTGTTTCTTCGGAGTGCTGCCTACCGAAGAACGGGTTATCCTGCCCTGCGCCTGTTCCGTACCCACCGGGAGTTATGTTGTAGCCGTTTGCGCGTGTGTCGCCCAAATCAATCAGCAGCGCCTCAACTTCGTTTGCATCGGCCTTGTCTTTGCACCAGTACAAAACGGAAAAAGAAAAAGAGTCGTGCCCGTAACGCTGGAGTGCATTACCAAGTTTGACGCACTTGTTGTTTTTCCAAAAATGTCTTTTTGCACGTTGTGCAGGATTCACCGATTGCCCGATGTACATCCTGCCGTCAACGGCATTTTGAATTTTGTAGATAGCAACAGGCGTGCTCATAATCAGGCCATCGGACCTCTTGCAAGCAAACCTTTTGTGGCCGCACCCGTGCCGCGAACCTTGATGCCCGAGGTCTTGGTTGGCTTGTAGTCGTTGCTGTGGTTCGTGCCAACAGAGACGTTCATGTCGCGCATGTACTTCTTGTTGTCCGTGTCAGGCAAAACGGCCTGCGTAGCAGCAGGCTTGGGGGAGCGGTACGT